CAACATGGTCCACCCCCATGACCGCTCCCCCATTGCCGTTTGAAACCAAACGCGCCCGCTTCGACCTCACGTCGGTTGATGCCGAGGGCACCTTCGAAGGCTACGCCAGCCTGTTCAATGTCGAGGATCTCTCGCACGACGTCGTGGTCCCCGGCGCCTTCCGCGACAGCCTCGCCCGGCGTGGGACGGGCGGCATACGGATGCTCTACCAGCACGATCCCGCCGAACCCATCGGCATCTGGGAGCAGCTGGCCGAGGACGGACGTGGGCTGAGGGTCAAGGGCCGTCTGCTGCTCGACATCGCGCGCGCCCGCGAAGTGCTGGCGCTGATGAAGGCCGGCGCGCTGGAAGGCCTGTCCATAGGTTTTCGTACCGAGAAGGGGTCGCGCGTCCGCCAGTTCGGCATCCGCAGGCTGACGAAAATCGACCTGTGGGAAATCTCCGTCGTGACCTTTCCGATGCAGCCGGGGGCGACCGTCACCACCATCAAGTCGGGTTCGCCCACGCCGGATGCCGCCCTCGCGGACGCGCTGCGCCACGCCGCCGCCCGCATGACCGAACTTGCACGCACCAGCCAGAGAAGGACAAGGACGATATGAATACGGATAGTCAAACTCCCGCCCCCGAATCCAAAGCCATGAGCCCGGAGGCGCGCGCCGCCTACGACCAGTTCATGCGCGGCTTCGAGAGCTTCAAGGCCGAGAACGACGACCGCATCCGTCAGATCGAGACGCGCGGCTTCGCCGATGGGCTCAGCGAGGACAAGGTCGACCGCATCAACAGCGCGCTCGATGAGCAGCGGACACTGATCGACCAGTTGGTGCTCAAGAACGCCCGTCCCGCGATCGGCGGCGCGGCTCCGCGCTCGGGCGTGCAGCTGCAGCACAAGCAGGCCTTCGATGGCTACATCCGCAAGGGCGAATCGTCTCAGTTGGCCGCGCTGGAAGCCAAGGCGCTCTCCATCGGCTCCAATCCCGACGGCGGCTACCTGGTGCCCCCCGAGCTGGAACAGGCCGTGACCTTGGCCGTACGCGACATTTCCCCGGTGCGCAGCGTCGCCACGGTGCGCCAGATCTCCAGCAACATCTACAACAAGCCGTTCTCGACCACCGGCTTTGCCGCCGGCTGGGCCGCAGAAACCGCCGCCCGTCCCCAGACCGGCAATACCGCACTGGCCAACCTCAGCTTCCCCACCTTCGAGATCTACGCCATGCCGGCCGCCACCACGGCGCTGCTGGATGATTCGATTATCAATATCGATCAATGGGTTGCCGACGAGGTCAAGCTCACCTTCGCGCAGCAGGAGGGCGCGGCCTTCGTCACCGGCGACGGCAGCACCAGGCCCAAGGGCTTCCTATCGTACACGAATGTTCCGCAAGCCGCTTGGAGCTGGGGCAACATTGGCTACGTCGCCACCGGTGTTGCCGGTGCGCTGCCTGCGACGACCCCGAGCGACAAACTGTTCGACCTCATCTACACCCTGAAGGCGCAGTACCGGCCCAACGCGCGCTTCGCCATGAGCCGCGCCACCCAGGCAGTGATCCGTAAGCTGAAGGACACCACCAACAACTACCTCTGGCAACCGGCCGTGCAGCCGGGCGGCAACCCCGCGCTGATGGGCTTCCCGATCCTGGAGAGCGAGGACATGCCCACCATCGCCACATCAAGCATGTCGATCGGCTTCGGCGATTTCGGCTCGGGCTACCTGATCGTCGACCGCGTCGGCATGCGCATCCTGCGCGATCCCTTCTCGGCCAAGCCCTATGTGCTGTTCTACACCACCAAGCGCGTCGGCGGCGGCGTGCAGGACTTCGACGCCATCAAGCTGCTGAAGTTCGACGTGTCGTGAAGAACAGAAGACGTGAGTGGTGAGTGGTGAGTCGTGAGTCGTGAGTGGGGCAACCCGCTCGCGGCTTGCTCCGTGCACCACTCACGACTCACCACTCACCACTCACGGCGGAGTCCCCCATGTCCCTCGTCCCCCTCGTCGCCCCCGCGCTGGAGCCGGTGTCGCTTGCCGACGCCAAGGCTCACCTGCGTGTCGATGTTGCCGATGACGACGCCTTGATCAGTCGGCTGATCACGGCGGCGCGCTCCGAGCTGGAGCGCAATCTCAATCGCGCCCTGGTCACGCAGACCTGGACCTATTGGCTGGACGCCTGGCCACCCGGCTACGCCGTCCCGCTGCCGCTGGCACCGGTGCAATCCATCGAACAGGTGCGCATCTATGCGCTGGACGACAGCTTCTCGATCGTGCCGGCCAGTGGTTACCTGCTGGATGGGCAGGGATCGCCGCCCCGGCTGATCCGGCGCGGCTCCTATGCCTGGCTGCAGCCGACCCGTCCCGGCAACGGCATCGCCATCGACTTCACCGCCGGTCACGGTACGCAGCCCACGGATGTTCCGGCAGCGCTGCGCATCGCGACTTTGGTGCTGATCGGCCATTGGTACGAGAACCGGCAGCTGGCCGACGCTTCGGGCGGTCCGGCGGCGGCGCTGCCGCCAATGGTGCGTGATCTGATCGACCCCTACCGTGTGAGGCGTCTATGACCGCTCCCGGGATCGGCGCGCTGCGTCGCCGCATGACGGTGGAACAGCAGCTGCGCGTCGCCGATGGCGGCGGCGGCGTGACGGTGACCTGGACCCCGGTGATCGATCTGTGGGCGGAATTGACCGGGCTGAGCGGCGTCGAACAGCTGGTCGGCGAAGGTCTGCAAGGCAAGGTCACGCATCAGATCATGATCCGCCGACGCACCGACGTCGTGCCCGCAATGCGCTTTCGCATGGGCACACGACTGTTCTTCGTCGTGACGGTGACCGGGCGCGATGGCCCCGAGCCCTTTCTCCGCATCCTGGCCGAGGAGCGCAATCTATGAGCGCAAGCGCCAGTTGGCCGCTGCAACAGGCGGTATACAGCGCACTGGCCGGCAATGCGCCGTTGACCGCGCTGCTCGGCGGCGCGCGCGTCTACGACGATGTGCCCCAGGCCGCTCCCTATCCGCATGTGTCGCTCGGGCAGACCTCCAGCAGCGATTGGGGGACCGGGACCGAGGATGGCGAAGAGCATATCCTGACGCTGCATGTCTGGTCGCAAGGTGGCGGGCGCGGCGAGGCGCAGCGCATCATCGGCGCGATCCGCGATGTTCTGCATACGGGATCCTTGACCCTTGCGGGCCAGACGCTGGTGAGCCTGCGCCAGCAGTTCTCCGACGTCCGCCGCGATCCCGACGGCATCACCATTCACGGCCTGGTGCGCTACCGCGCCGTGACGGAGCCGGTCTAGGGGTCAGACCCCTTCACTGAAGGGGTCTGACCCCATACAAACAACGCAACAGGAGCCCGACACATGCCCGCCCAGAAAGGCCGCGATCTGCTGGTGAAGATCGATTCCACCGGCACCGGCACCTTCACCACCGTCGCCGGCTTGCGCACCCGCACGCTCGCTTTCAACGCCGCGACAGTCGACATCACCAGTTCGGAATCAACCGGCTTCTGGCGCGAATTGCTGGCCGGCGCCGGCTTGCGCAATGCCCGCATCACCGGCTCGGGCATCTTCAAGACCAGCGCCACCGATGCGCTGGTTCGTGATACCTTCTTTACCGGGACGATCCGCAACTGGCAGGTGATCATTCCGGGCATGGGCACGGTGCAGGGGCCGTTCCAGATTTCCGCGCTGGACTACGCCGGTCAGTACAATGCCGAAGTGACCTTCGACATGACGCTGGAATCGGCTGGCGAATTGACCTTTGCGTAACACACCGTTTACGGAGCACCCCATGGCCAATCGTCATCGTGGAGAGATCGAAGTGATCATCGACGGCGTGCCGCGCCGGCTGTGCCTGACGCTGGGTGCGCTTGCCGAACTGGAACAGGCCTGCGGCGTCGAGGATATGCTGGCGCTGGCGCAGCGGTTCGGCAGTGGACGGATCGCGTCGCGCGACGCCATCCGCGTATTGGGCGCGGGATTGCGCTCGGGCGGATGGATGATCGAGGACGCCGCCGTCGGCGAACTGCGGATCGAGGGCGGCGCGGCGGGCGCGATTGACGCCGTGGCCCGGCTGCTGGCCGCCACGTTCGGGAGCGCCGGGATAGGCGATCCGAGTCCCTCGGGAAACGTCTAAAGCCCCGCCGGCAACGCGCCGCCGGGGCCGAACCGTTTGACTGGCCGCGCGCCATGGCCATCGGGCTGGGGGCATTGAAGCTCGCCCCCGCCGCATTCTGGGCCATGACCCCGCGCGAATTCGACGCCGCGCTGGAAGGCCATTTCGGCCGCCGCCGGCGGGACGGGGCGCTGGCGCGGTCCGAACTCGAGGCCCTGATGGCGGCCTTTCCGGATCTGATAGAGGAGCCTACGGATCATGCCAACGACGATTCAGTCCGCGACCGCTGAGATCGCGGCCAGCGGCGATCAACTGAAGCGCTCGCTGAACGACATGAGTTCGCTCGGCGACCAGTTCTCCAGCAGGCTGATCAATGCCTTCGAGCAGGTGGCGGTGAAGGGCAAGAGCCTGGAGAGCACCTTCAAGTCGCTGGGCCAGAGCCTGGCGCAGCTGGCCCTGAAGGCGGCCATGAAGCCGTTGGAAAGCGCGGTTGGCGGTATTTTCAACCAGCTGCTGGGCGGG